TCATCGCCGCCCCCGTTTCCAGTCATCGATGCGGGCGTAAATCGTGACGGCCACACCGACCAGCGCGACGGCAATGAACACCCAGCGCAGCGTGTCGAGGTAAGGCACGAGCGGCAGAATGGCGGACTGGGTTTCGGCAAGGACGTTCTGTGCCACCTCGACCCCGGCCGCGCCCAATGTCGCCACACCGGCCGCCCCGCCGCCCTTCATGGTACGGCTCTCGGCCAGCACTTCGCGCGCAGGTGGGGCCTCGGCAGCAAACGCCGTTGCACGGGGCCGGAAGCGCTCGCCCCACTGCCGCGCGGGACCCAGATCGATGTGCATGAAGCCCGACCGTGGATAAAAGCCGAAGCCGAGGAATCCGACCGCCCGCGCGGCCTCCTCGAAGGCAACCGGATTATGGTTCGACATCGCAATGTCGAAGGCGGCTCCCTCCATGTGCTTCGATCGCTTCGCACCGCCGACGGCGCGGTTGTGCTCGGGGCTGCGGTAGGCCGAGCGGACGATCAGCGGCTTGCCGAGGCGGTCGCGCAGTGCCTGGAGCTTGTCGAGCGCTAGCTCGTTGATAAGCAGCTTGCCGGTTCCACGACAGGCGATCTCGGCTGGAGAGAAATTGGGCCATCGCCAGTTGCCCTCCGGCGCGGCACGCCAGTGGCGGTAGAAGGTCGTGGTCATGAGATCCTCCAGAAAAAAAGAACCCGCCTCGAGGGGCGGGTGCGGTTGGTCATAGGGTGAATGGTGAGGGTCTAGGGGCCTCCGCCGAAGATCTTCAGCTTGATTGCGATCCCAGCCAGAAGAGCAAGCATCACACCGGTGGTGATCATCCGCACGGAGGTCTGGACGGCCGTTCGCCGCACGAGCCGGATACAGTCCAGGAGTGATCGCAGATCGCGGATGTCGAGCGCGGCCTCCTTGCCCTCGAGCCCCACGTCGGCGAGAGCGCGTTTCGCGCCTTCCTCGGCTGCCCGTGCGAGGATCGCCTCAAACTCCGCCGGCGGCATCCGAATAAAATCCTTGTCGGAACGAGGCGGTGTCATTGTTTCGTCCCCTCAGCCGATCTTGGCGCCCCAGAAGGAGGTATGGTTGGCGGCGAAGTAGCCGTCCGCTACTCGGAAGGTGCCCTGCAGCTCTACCGTGTCGCCGGCGCTGAGTGTTGCCAGTGTCTGCAGCCCCAGGGCCGTGGCCTCGGAGGCGTGAGCGCCCGACATTTCTCCAAAGGAACCACTAATTTCGGTGGAGCCGTTAAGGACCAGTCGGCCGCGCATGCGCGCCGTAGTGCTGGAATTCACCTTGTAGAGGAGCGTCGCCCCGAAGAGGTACGTGCCGGCGACCGGCGCTACGAAGCGGTTGTTGGCGGCGTCGAATGCCCCCTGATCGTTGTAGTCGGTGTTATTGATGCCGAGCTTCGTCCACGTGTCGACGGCGACATAGTTGTCGTAGTTAGTGTAGCCCTTGAAGCGCGGCAGCCGGGGCTGGTCGACGATGCCGTTGGTGTTGTCGACGATCAGCCCGTCGTAGAAGGCGCTGCCGTCCTGAGAGACGGCAAGCCGGAACTTGTCCGAACCGAACAAGCCGATCAGGGCCTTGGTGACATAGTTGGTCTGGAAGACATAACCGAGATCTCCGCCGGCTGCCTCTTTGTTCATGGTGTAGAACAGATCGCCGGTGCCGCCTTCTGCGATGCTCTTCGCGGTCCAGAGCGCCGCGTTGAGTTTCGCCGAGAACGGGTTAGCGGCGTCCGCCGTAGTGCCAAGTCCGAGTAGCGCGAGGTTCTGCAGCGCAGCAGGTATGGCGCCAACCCAGCCGGAACCATCATGGACCAGCAGCAAACCTTCGTCCTCAACCCATGCAAGCCAGCCGGCGCGCGGCGGCAGCCGCAGCCAGGCGCCATCGGTCCAGAGTGCGACGTTGAGGTCCCAGCCGGTCCAAACGCCAGTGGCGCCCGATGCCACGATGTAGCGGTCGCCGTCGGCGGGGCTGGCAGGTGGCGAGGTGAGATCGCGATCCTTGACCGACAACTGCACGACGCCATCGAGGACGCGCAGTGCCTCGTTATGAGTGACGTGCTTCTGAGCCTGCGCGGCCATGATGAAGGGCAGCGCCAGATGCACTGTTGTGTCGGACATGGGTGTCTCCGATGATCAGAACCAGAGGGTGGTGGTGAGCGCAGCACCTGCGCCAAACATCTGCCCGATCTGGGCAATGCGGACGGTGAGCGCGTTTCCTGATCCGAGCGGCGCGCCCCAATCGGCGCTCTGGTCGGCTGCGCTGTAGACCACGCTGGTGGTGGCAGTGGTCAAGGATCGCTTGACGGTTGCGCCGTCGAGAATCTCGACCTGCCAGGATTCGCTGGCCTCACTCATAGGGATTTCAACGGCATTCCAGCTGTCAGCGGCGAGCGAGCGATCCCGACGCACCCAGCGAATGGTGAGATCGCCAGCCACGCGCGCCTTGCGCCATGGTTGTTCGACATGGACCGGCGCGAAGGGCCGCAGCCCAACACCCTCGGGGGTGAAGGTCTGCGCCACATAGGTCTCGTCGCTGACCGGTCTTGAGGCCGGGCCGATGCGCCAGTTCATCGCCATGCCGAGATCGGCCTCGGTGACCGGCAGGTCGGCGAGCATGCTGTCGAGCACCACCACGCGCGCACCCGCCGGCACCGGATCGGCCATCGCGCCTTCGGTGCCGCGCTGACCGCGCAACAGCCGCGTCAGCCGGTAGCGGCCCGGCGCGATCAGTTCGGCCGATCCTGCTTGCAAGACCTCCCAGATACCTGGTGCGCTTTCCACTGCAAGCGCATTGGCGCCGCCGAGGAGCGCAATATCGGTGACGCTTTCGAGCGTGCCGGTGACGAGATCGACAATCATGACGTTGCCGTGGTCGAAGCGCGAGACCGGTCCGGACCACAGATCATTCGTCAACGTGCCGATGCGGGCACGGGTGCTGAAGTTGGTGACCAGCTCGAAGCCGTCATTGCCGGGGCTGCGGAACACCGCCAGTTGCCCCGGCCATGGCTGTGCCTGCGCGGCGATCAGCGGATGGTGCGGGATGTGCGCTTCCGTCAGTTGCGGCAGGTCGAGGAACACCACCTCCGGCGCGCCGAAGACGACAGTTTTGGAGAGTGTCGATGGTCGTGCCGCGCCAGGCGGAAGATCGTAATCCTGCCGATCCTGGCGAATCGCCTCGACGCTGCGTGCCTCAGCGTCGGCGACCGACACGAGACGGAAATCGATCTCGCGGCCATCATGGTCGAGCCTGATCACGTCGGCCGGATCAATTGCCAGCCGCGATGGCGGCAACCGGAAGACAGCGCTCTCACGCCCTGTCCAGGCTTCCATCAACACACGGCGGCAACGGCGTTCGGCCTCCTCTAGCGGCACCGCAAACGGGAAGGTCTCGGAGGAGACGCGGGACGCTTCAACGGTGATACGGCGGGCTTCGACGATCGCCGCATCGTAATCCTCGTCGGCCCGAGCCACCTGCCATTTGAGCGCCTGGGGCAGTTCGGTCTCCTGGCTGCGGGTCAGCTCCAGAACCTCGTTCTGATCGGCCGCCACCATGGCCTCAGTCGGAATGCTGGCGACGGCCGCCCGGCCGCGCATGACAAAGCGAATCCTGCCTTCACTTTCGACGGCATCGAAGCCGAAGTGACGGGCAAGGTTCGCGATCGACGCCCGCGGGCTTTCCAGTGCGCCGATGACATAGCCCTCGACGGCGCCCCAGAGCCCTGAGACATCGATCTGCTCATCTCGCATACCGGCGCGCCGACACAGATGCCGCACAAGGGCGGCGAGCGAGACCGCACCGAGACGGCCGGTCAGCCAGTGGCCGAGCCGCCAGTTCTCTCCGTCGGTCCAGACATCGGTCAACTCGGGAAAGAACGGATAGGGTCGCGCATCCCAGGTCCAGGCAGCGCATTCGGGCACATGCACCATGCGGCTGCCTGAGATGGACGAGATTGGATTGTTGGCCGGATCGCTCCACCACAGATACGTTGCTTCCAGATAGGCGCGCTGGATGGCATCGTCGCGCCAGCCGCGCGAGAAATACGGTACTTCGCTTTCCGCCGACTTCGGATCGACAAAGACGTTGGGCTGGTTGGTGCCGCGGTCGATGGCCGGACAACCGAGTTCGGTGAAGCGGATCGGTTTTGATTGCGGCACCCACGCCGTTGGTGTCGCGTTCTCCACCCCGCCCGGACGGTCGTAATGCGCATTCGACCACCATGAGCGCAGATCCTTGGTGCGAAACACCCACGGTTTGCCAGCGGCGCCATCGGTGATCGGCGTGCGAATCTGGTTCGCCCGATCGACCTCGGAGGCGTAATACCAGTCGAATCCTTCGCCACCTTTGATGTTCGATTGCAGATAGGCGCGGTCGTGGATCGCGGGCCAGCCGGCCTGCGCGTCGAGATGGTCGACACCGTCGCGCCAATCGGAGAGCGGCATGTAGTTGTCGATGCCGATGAAGTCGACGTTGCTATCGGCCCACAGCGGATCGAGGTGGAAGACAACATCGCCGCTGCCGTCCGCCGGCTGATGCCCGAAATACTCGCTCCAGTCGGCCGCATAGCCGACCTTGGTGCCGACACCGAGGATCGACCGGACATCTGCGGCAAGGCTCTTCAATGCCGCGACGACCGGATAGGTGGATGCGCCGGAGCGGATCGTGGTGAGCCCACGCATCTCCGAGCCGATGATGAAGGTATCGACGCCGCCGGCCAATTTGGCGAGCTGGGCGTAGTGCAGCACCATGCGGCGCAGGCCCCATTCGCCGGTGGGGCCGGTCCAGAGCACGGTCTCTCCGAACGCGACAAACTGGGCCGGAGTCGCCGTGCCGAAGAAGGCTGCCACTTGCGAAGCGGCGGCAGCGGTCTTGTCGACGCTTCCCGCATAACCGGCTGCCGGCGAACAGGTGATCCGGCCACGCCAGGGGAATGCCGGCTGACCGGCCTCGCTGGCGTTGTCGGAATACGGGTTCGGCAGGCTGTTGTGAGGCGGCACATCCATCAGGATGAAGGGATAAAGGGTAACCCGCAGGCCACGCGCCTTCATCTCGCGGATCGCCTGCACGACGGCAAAGTCGGCCGGTGTGCCGCCATAGACCGGGCGGTTCTCGGCATCGCGGCTGACGAGATGGGCGTTGGCGCGCGGCACACCATTGACAGTCCAGGTCTTCGGGAAGGTCAGCTTCGACGCCAACTCCACGCCCGGCCTGATCTGGCAATTGCCGGCGCGCAGATCGTTGCCGAACCAGGCGACGACAAGACTGACGCTTTCGATTGCAGGCATCGTCGCCTGCAGATGATCGAGCGCCACCACCATGTCGGCGGTGTCGGAGAGCGCGTTGAGGTTGGCCGGCATCTGCGTCCAGGCGCTGCCATGGCGGATGCCTTGCGTCGCGTAAGTGAACTCGCCCGAGGCCGGGATCATGGTGACGGCGCGAATCAGTCCTTCGGCGGTGTCGGGATCGGCGAGCGGCCGAAACACCTCGAAGGAGAGCTGCGGCAGACGGTTGCCGTAATTGGCGAGCGGCAGTTCCTCGAACACAACGTAAGCCGTGCCGCGATAGGAAGGCGTATCGGCGGCGCCCATCCTGGCGGCAATGAAGGGGTCGGCAGTCTGGCTCTCGTCGCCGGGATACCAGCGCCAGGCAATGCCGGCGGTGTCGAGCAGCTTGCCATCGGCCCAGATCCGGCCGATGCCGGTGATCGGGCCTTCGCAGAGCGCGACCGCAAAGCTCGCGTAATAGAGATATTCGGTGGTCTGCACCTTGGCGCCACCGCCGCCCATCGAAAATCCCTTGCCGCCGCCTTGCGTGGTGGTTCTGCTCTCCTCACGAAAATCCGTGGCCCAGATGATGTTGCCGCCGATGCGCATGCGGCCATAGAGCCGGGGAATGACGGCGCCTTCGGTCGACGAGGTCAGGCGCAGGCTGTCGAGGCGCGCACCTTCGATACGCTGGGTAGGCGCGAGCGAGGAGACGATCCAGCTGTCGACCATCGAGCCTGCGGCGGCGCCGACAAAGCCGCCGATGGTGGCGGCACTGACGCCGAGGATGGTGCCGCCGATGCTGCCGCCAATGGCGGCACCGGCGACGCCGAGAACGAGAGCGGCCATGGATCAGGACCTTGTCTTGCGCCGGGCCTTCTTGCGCAGGACAAGGGCCGGCCGCGGAAACAGAAAAGCGAAGGCTATGCGCCGTCGCCAGGGCAAGGTCAGCGGCTGCTCGATCACGCCGAGCCGCTCATAGGCATGAAGGAAGCTGTCGGCGCTGGTCAGAATGCCGACATGCTTGGCGATGGCGCGCGGCGCCATGCGAAACAGTACCAGCGCGCCAGCACCGGCATGTTCTGGTGCAATCTCGATCATGGCGCCGCGGGCGCCCTCGGCCAGCACCTCGCGCGGACCGGTCTCGCCCCAGTCGCGACTGTAGGGCGGGATGATGAAGGGCTCGTCACCCACCACCTCGCGCCAGACACCACGGGCGAGGCCGAGGCAGTCGCAACCGACACCCTTGAGGCTTGCCTGGTCGTGATACGGTGTGCCGAGCCAGGTGCGCGCGACAGCGATCACACGTTTCGGCGTAGCCGGCTTCACAGCACCGCTCCATCGTGGGCACCGTCGCGCGTTGCATAGCGCAGCACCGCGTCCTGACCGGGGATGTGCGGGAAGCCGCGGAAGTTCGCGACGTTGGCGAATTTCGCATGGCAGGTCGCGATGCGCTTGTCGCAGCCGGCACGGATGACGAAGGCATCGCCCTCGGCAATCGGCCGCACCGGCGCCTCGAGCAGCGTCAGGATCGCGATGCCGTCGACGAGATCATGCGACAACACCTCTGCGCGTCGCCCTGCATTGACGCCGCTGGTCCATGTCACCGTGCCGAAGGCAAACCAGCCTGCGGCAAAGCCACCAAGCCCCGATGCCGTGAAAGCACGATCGCGCAGCAGATCGATGACCGCACCGGTACCTTTGAAGGCCGACGCATCCAGGTTGATACGGCAACGGGCGTCGCCGAGCTCTGCGTCGCAGGTCGCTTGGAACATGCGGCCGACAGTCTGACCCAGCACATGCGCCTGGCTCCGCATCTCGGCAACAAAAGCGAGCCGGCCGCGCCGGATCTGACCGATGACGCCGCGGCGCATCAGCACACGCTGCGAGGTGTCGGCCCAGTTGACCCGCCAGAGCTCGACCTCGGCATTGTCCCAGCGTCCATCGAGAATGTCGGTCTCGGTGATGCGATCGGAGGTCAGCACGCCTTGCGCGTCCTGCGCATCAACCGACAGGTCCGAGCCTGAACGGACCTCCGATGCCGTCAGCCCGCTTTCCGGCTCGAATTCGGTACCAATGAGATAAAGCGTGCGATCATGATCGGTGAAGCCGAACACGCCACCATCGGCACGGGTGATCCTCCAGCACCAACTGAGCGTCGTCGTGCCCGCGTCGAGATGGGCCTGCAGTTGAGGGGAAAGAGATTTCATGGTCGATCACCGGCAATCATGACCGCTCCGCCCACTTGGCGAGCGCGTCCTTGACCGTGTGGCCACCCATATAGAGGCCCATGAACCAGGCGGTCAGCGTCATCATGGTGGAAAGGTCGACGGTCGCTGCGATGCGGGAGCCAAAGACTGCGTCGGCCAACGGCACCAGCACCAGACGGAACAGGAACAGAAAGCCGAGGAACCACATCCACGCTGGTCGCCAGCCCCAGGTCCACCAGGGTCGCCCCTTGCTCATCTCGGCCAGCATCAGCCTGTTGGCTTCGCGCTGCTGTCCGACCCATGCCGCGACGAGCTGCGGCGCGTCGACCTCGGCAGCGGCCACGGCCGCTTCCAGATCCTTGCTCGGGACTGAGCGGAGATCGTCTGGTGGCACGCCGGCCTTGCCGGCAATGGCGTCGATGACCATGCCGCCAATCTCGCCGGCTGCGCCACCGACATGCTTTTCCAGCAGGCTCTTGACGATCGGCGCGCCGACCCTTGCCGCAACGTCGATCAGGATCGAGGCGAGAATGGCACTCATGACATGATCCTTCCTGCCTCGATGGCGTAGGCTGACGCGCGTTGACGGTGGATGATGGCGCGAATGATGAGGATGACGGCGACCAGCACGCCGGCGCTCAGCAGTCCGCCGAGCACCCAGCCGGCGATCTGGTCGACATGATCCGGGTTGAAGAGCGCGTCGCTGCCACCGGCCGTGGTCGCGGTGCCGGCCGCACTGGCGCCTGCGGTTTGCTTGTTCGAGGTGGCGGTCGCGGTTGTCGCTTCCTTCGCCAACTGCTCACGGACTTGAATCGGACCCATCGATTGCGCCAGCGCCCAGGCGACGCCCTTGGCCTCGATGCCAGCGACACGTTTCGACCAGCCGTTGCCAAAGGTGTCCCAGATGGCGAGCGAGCGCATGAAGCCGAGACGTTTGGCGCAGACGAGTTTGACCGTGTCGTGGTCCGGGCCGCCGATTGAGGTCATCAGCCATTGTCTGGCGCGCCCAGGACCGGAGTTCACACCGGCATCGAAGGTGGCAAGGTCGACACCGACCGCAAGGCGATCACCGCCGACCTTGTCCCAGTAGTCGGCGCGGTAGATCTTCGCGACAGTCTCGTTCGCGATGTTGCGCAGCTCGGTCTTGGTCGCACCCGGTTTGAAGCGGCGATAGGTGGCGAGCGTGATGCCCTTCATGGTGGCGCCGCCGGGATCGGAGGGATGATCCGACCAGCCGCCCTCGTAGCCCAGCGTCACCGCCAGGCAGTTCTGGAAGTTGGCGTGCATAGAGTTACCTCAGCAGGTAAGCGATCAGGATGAAGAGAGCGACCACCACCCCGATGCGCATGCGATGGGCGAACGCCTCTCGCGGATCGGGGCTGTCGCAGCGAAGCTGGCGGGCCAGGCGCAAGAGCTCACGCATCGCGGTCGCCTCCCTTGTTGCGCAGGCGCGCCAGCGTCATCTCGATGAAGGCAGGTCCGAAGACACCGACCAGATAGGCGGCGGACCCTGCCGCGCCTCCGGCCGGGATGGCCTCCGACGGCAAGCCGAGCCATCTCGTGACCAGCGCCATCGACAGGCTGCCCATGCCAGCGGCGATGATGCCGCCGAGCAGGATGTGGCGTAGCGCGTCGCGCAGATGCATCTTGGTCGTCAGTGCATTGGTGGCGCCGCCGAGCGCGCCCCAGACGGCGAGGATCGCCGCCGTCGAAGCCGCGAGGTCGCGCAACACCGCAGTGATGAAGCCGGGCTCATCATTCATCGTCTGATCTCCACGAGGGGAATGGAGGTGACCGAGCCGAGCCGCTCGAGATCGAGCGTCACGTCGAGCGTGTCAGTGGCGAAGCGAACCGGCACGTCGAACGCGAAGCCGGCGGTAATAGTGACGCCGGAAGCAGGCGCGCTGCTGAAGGTGACAAGGCCGGTCGCCACATCGACGGACCAGCCGGTCGCCTGCGGCGTACCGGCGAGCGCGATCATCACACTGCCGACAACAGGCTTGGTGATGGTGCGTACCCACGTCTGCGCGCCGGAGGCGTAGCGCTTTACCAGCTGGAATGTTTTGGTGCTGCCATCACCGGTGCCGATCGCCTGATCAGTGGCGGCGGGGATCTGCGACGGCAGGCAGGACTTGTAGTCCGCCCAATCCTTGAAGCGGAAGCCATGCAGCCGACCGTTGCGCGCCTCAAAGAAGGCGACGACGGCTGCAAGGTCATCGGCGCGACGGATGCCATAAGCAACATCATAACGGCGGCGAGAGTTGGCCCAGCTGGCGTTGCGCTCCTCGTCGCCCGAGGCCAGTTCCACGACTTGCGTGCGCCGCTGCGGCCCACCGCGCGCGCCACGCGAAATATCGTCCGGAAACCGGACCTCGTGGAACGCCATGGTAGAAAGACCTCAGAGACCGCGCCGGCCGAGCGACACCGCACGCGCGATGTCGGCGGCAACCTGCGTGCGCGATTGCCGGAAACTCTCGGCATCGCGGGTCGTGATGGTGACGTTGACGGCCGGAGCGGATACGCCGTGTGCCGAGGTTGATGCCTCGCGCTTCGACAGCACGCGCTCTCCGCGCTGCAGGATGGCTGGTACTTCGTCGGGCCGCAGACCCGCCCAGCCGCCGGCATGCAGGCGCGG